AGCAAATATTTTAAATGTGTAGGCAAACTCGGTTGTACTACCATTACCCGAATACGAATTTTTTACTGTTGTGCTTGATACTGTCATAACTTAAAAACCTTTATTACTTGTTGAGGGTTTTGTAAATAAATATTCTTGTTTATAATGCTTTTTCATTTTATTTTCTACTCTTTATTAGTTTATATCCGGTATAATAGAACCGGGTTTTAAATAGTAATTTTGACCTCTTTTTTCTTCATGTTTGTTTTTCATCCTAGCAAAATATCCCGGATCAAGTAATTCTTTAATTTGATAACCAATAAGATAATCATAGGCAGCTTTAGTATAGTATAGGTTTAAAAATGGTGTATGTCCTTCTACTAATTCAAGAAACTTTTTACCAGATTTTTTAGGTTCATTCATTGACATTGTTATATCAAGTAATTTTTTTAGATCAGAAGCTGTTGGTCCAAGTATAGTTTCAAAAATACCATTTCCATATTCATTTTGTATTTCACTTATTAAAAAATCACCATAAATACCAGCACCTCCACCTTGTGCAAATGCTTGTAATAAAGTATTTTTATTTAGAGGATCTCTTGGTGATCTTCCACGAAGCATATCTTTTGTAGACATTGCTAAATAACCAAAGAAAGTACCTAATATTAAAATACTTGATAAACCACCAATTTTTGCAAGATTGCTTTCATTTGGTCCATAAGAAAATCTTTCTCTACCAATAATTTTTACCCACATACTAATAGGAAAACTTTTAAACTGCATAACAAATCGGAGAGTTTCTCCCATTGGAGTGCCTTTTTCTAAACCTTGATTTGTTATAGCTCTAACTGCAGCATCTGGTTCTGGTGATCCATGTTTACCTTGATCTGATAAAACATTTTTCCATGTTAATTGTAAGTCTTTTTTAAAATTTCTAATTTCTCTTGCACTTAATTTTCTACCAACATAAGCATTTATAACATCATCAGATATATCATCTACAGCTTCTGCTGTTAAATATCTTTTATCATCAACTGCTAAAGTTTTTATAGAACGCAACATATTCCATTTTCCTTCATCTATTCCATATAGTGTTAAAAAATTTTGTTCTCTTGTAGTTAAATTAGATAATTTTGTATCAGCTAACATTCCATAATGCCTTGCTAAACCAAGTGCCATTGAACTTTTTAAACTTGAAATCCAACCATTCATACCATTCCATTTAAAAAATGTGTTTTGTAATCTACCCATTCTTCCCCAAGTGTCATCTGCTGCACCATAAATGTTTCCTCTAAAAGCAGTAGCGGCAACAGAGTTGCTGGTAATTTGTAAAACTTCCATTGCAGCTTTATCATTTGCTCTAAACAATCCTGTCATAGCTTCAAATAAACCACTTAATAATCCTCTTCCTTGAAAACTTGTAGTTCCCATGTATTGTGCTAAATCACCAAATGATGATACAGTAGCCATACCTAATCTACCCATATTACCTGTTGCTCTTACAACCATACCTGCTCTTGCCAAAAGATCATTAGCAACACCATTTATACTTCCATCTAATTCAGCAAATTGATTTGCAAAAGTTTTAAAATTTAATTGTGAAATCATTTTAGGGTCTGATTGTTTGTATTTTTTTTTTAATAAAGATAAAACTTTATTTAAAGTATCTTTAGGATTAGTTCCTAATTCTGACATTAAAGCAATATTTCTTGAGCTTGTAGCTAGTGTAGTAAATACACTTTCTTTTAAAGAAGGTTGTCCAAATCTTATGTTATATTCTTGTCTAGCTGTTGGATTTTTAAAATGTAAAACTCTTGCTGCATTTAAACGATTAGTTACATTTTTTGTTGCATAAACACTATCTGCACCACTATATTTATTGTGGTCTCCAGACATTAAACTATCATAAACACTATCTAATATTTCATCAATTTTTATAGGATCATTTACATTTCTAAATGTTCTTTTTAAATCTAATCTACTTTTTATATACTCTCTCCAAGCATATCTATTATCTTCAACTAGCTTTGAACCTACATCTGCTCTTGCCATTTTTTCGGTATCGTGAGACATCTTTGTAATCCAATCATCTAACTCTCCTATGTTAGCTCCTAAATCATTTAATCTTACTCTTAAATCAGCTTGAAAATCTTTTAATACTTTAGCAATTTCTTTTGCATCTTTTATGCCTGTAGGTATACCAAGCATTTCATTCATAATTTCTACATCCATCTTACCATCACCAAGGTCTTTAAAAGCAGTATCACTTATGTCATTAAGTTGTCTAATAAGTTTGGTTATTAAAACATCTTCTAGTGCTTCTTGCTTTGCACCAATAGAATCTCTAGTAATTTTAGAAAATTTTTGCATACCAACTAATATTGCTGATACAGCTTCCACAGGGGTAATTCTTCCTTCTGACAAATCTACAGCATCAATAACTTTTTGATAAGTGTCTAATGCTTTTAAATTGTTTTCAGCTATATTTCTTTTTTTAAGCACTTGTTCATATTCAAACTTGTCAATAATTTCTTGTGCTAATACTTTGTCTGTTTTTGATTCTAAATCTTGAAATTTGTTTTCTTCAATTTTTATTTTAGCTTCATCTAAAATTTGATTTATTTGTTCGTCTGGCAAAAGATCACCAGTTAATCTTTTAACTTCTTTAAAACATTTACTAATTGTTTTTATATCTACCATTACGAGTTCCTTTTAGTACAATTAGTTCCAGCTTCTATAGCTTCTCTAACAGTAGTTTTGTTTTTTATAGATTCATCTATTTTTTTAATTTCAGCTTTGTCTGCAACAAACTCTTCACCTAAATCTTGATCTTTAACATCTAATTGTTTTTGTTGTTGTGTATTTCTTAAACTTATATTTTCAGCTTCGTTAGCTAATTCTAATGTAGTTTTTTCTATTCTTATTTGTTCTTGCTCTGTTAATTTTTTCTTATTACTTGTATTAGTTCCAGTTTGTTCTGCTAATTTAGCAGCATCATTAGCTCTTCTTTTAGCTTCAAATATATCTCTTTCTGTTTTTTGTAAGTTTCTAATATTTTGTAAATATACTTTTGCTGATTTTCTATCACCACCTTCTAAAGAATTTTTATATAAACTTTTAAACTCTTTTATTTGATCATCTATTTTGTTTAATTGTTCATCACCTACTCTAGTTTTTTCAACTATAACATTTCCAGTATCTACTTTTTCTCCTCTTATAACTCTACCAACAGAATGTTTTAATAATGCTTGTTGATTTTCTGGTGAAATTGCTGATAATCTTTGATAAATATTTGGCTTACCTCTTACTTCTGCAAGATAATCTCCTATTCTACCAAAACCAACATGAGCCGCAGAACCTATAAAACCACCTACAGCTATATTTGTAAAAGAATCATACATATCATAATCTGCTTGTTCTGATTTAGCTACAGAATAAACAAGAGGTTCAACAGCAGCATTACCAACTAAACCTTCTACAAAACCTTTTTTCATTCTAGCTACATTTTTGCCAGAACGAGCAACCATGTTTGCAAATTTTGCTTGACCAAAAACAGGTATAAAAGAAGCTCCAATATTTATTGGATCTAAAAAACCTGTAGCAAGAGATTCTAAAAAGAAAAAACTTTTAGCTAACTTACCATCTGGTCCTCTTGAAATAATATCTGCTCTTTCTTTTTCTAATTTTTTTCTTTCAACTAAATAATTAACCACACCTTCTCTAGTATCTTCTTTAAATGTTAAACCTAAATATCCATATTGTTTATTTAGTTCATCTCTATTTATATAAGTATTACTTGATTGATATGCTTCTGTTTGATCTACTGCTCTAAAAACAGAAGATGTAGGGTTATAGTTCCAAGCATTATAAAATGTAGCACCAGCACTTTCCCAAAAACCAGTTCTAGTTTGATTATATAAAGAACCTATCTCTTGTTCTGATGGTTCAAATGTGCCTAATCCAGTATTAATCATAATTAATTATTATCTAAATATTTTTTAAGATAAGCAGCTTCTTTTTTTCTTCTTGTTGGGTAGTTATCTTTAAAATCCATTAACTCTTCATAAACACCTTGCCAATCTCCCTCTAAAGCTAATCTGTAAAAATTTGGAGTTTTAGTTTTTAAATCACCATATTGAAAAGCAACAGAAGCTAATACTGTAGCTTGTTCTTTGTTTAATTTATTAAATTTTATTTTTGAATCTTTGTTCCATTTTTTTTTTAATTTAGTTAAAGATTGTTTGTGTGCAAAAGTGTTAATAATTTTTGCTTCTTCTTTTGTAATATTTAATTGTCCAGCTTTAGTAACCGCTTCACTACCTTTTAAACCTAAAAAAGGTTTAAGTTTTGTTATAATGTTTTCTGGTAAACCTTCTAAATCATTAATATTTCTATTACCTAAATCTAAACCTGATCCAATAGTTACTCCAGAGTTAGAACCTTCTGGATCTGGAACATATCCTTTTAATTTATTACCTTCATAACTAGAAATTTCTACAATATCTACATTAGGTTCTACAAGGTCTATCTCTGCTGCTGCAGCATTTGATATTAAAACATCACCAGCAGTATCTATTACTCTACCAACACTATCTATTGCTGTAGTTAAAACATTTTTGTTTTCGCTAGTATTATCATAATTAGTTTCTTCAAACTCATAAGCACCTACATCAGATGTAAAAGGTATTAAATCTATATCCTCTCCTGTTACTGGAGCTTTTAATTCTATACTGTAGATACCTTTATCATTAGGTGTATCTATAAAGAAAAATTCTATTTTTTTACCATCAGCATTTACTATAGGATATGTGCCATTTGTAAATTCAGCATTTAAAACAATTCCAGTACCATCACCATTCATTAACCATTTAGAATAATTCTTAATTGTAAATTCTATTCTTTTTTTAACATCTTCTTCACTTAAATTTTCTATTCCAGCTAAAGCAGCATAGTGCATATAGCCATCTTCACCATGAAAACGAGTTATATAATCACCTGTTTCAACCATTAATTTAAGAGCTTGTGATTTATCATAGACGATAGGTTGATTAACAAACTTACCACCTACATCTACCGGAATCATAAAAGTTTTATCTGGTGCAATAAAATAATCTTTAGTAAAACTTTTAACCGCATTATCTACAGCATCATTAGGACTTTCTCCTTCTTTAATTCTTTGTAAAGCAGACTTATAAACAGCTGATTGAATTGATAATAGATAATCAGTTTTTAATTTTGATCCATCTCCTTGATTTAAAATTACAGTTTCAAAATCTTCCATTCCTTTTGCAACACCTTTTTCAATACTATTAAATTTTTCATCAGTTGGTAATCTATCTTTTACAAATTTTTCTAAATCTTCTAAAGTTTCTCCAGATAAATTATGTTTTTTAAATTCTTGACTATTACTGCTTAATGATGCAATCGTTCCAGCAGGTACTCCTTCAGCTTGTAAATGATTTAAAACTTTACCCATGTTTTCGTTGCCATATAATAATATTATATCATTTATAAATTTTTCTTTTTCTGGATAAGGTATTTCATTATTTGTAATTGTAGATTTAATTTGATTAATTTCTGCCTTGCTTGTTATTCTAATAAAAGATTTGCTAACACCATATCTTTCCTGCTCTTCAATCAATGCTTCTGTTATAAGTTTTTTAGTTGCTAATCTACTATCTGTATTTTCATCACCTTCTAGCTGTTCATACAAAGATGCAATTTCAGAATTGTTAGTAGTAATATAACTAACAATATCATCTTTCATATCTTTGTTTCTTTTTGTTAAAACAGCATTGTAATAATTTTGTTGTTCAGCAGCTTGTGTTGTACCATACAATTCATTACCTTCATCTATAATACCTTGTACAACTTCGTTCACAGTATCGTTAGAAGCATTAAGTATTACTTTATTATTCATAACACGATCTTTAGTAAAGGTATCTTCTTCAATCATTTTTTCAGATACTCTTACGTTAAATATTTCTTTTGCAAGGTCAAAATCAAATGGTGGTGGTTCTTTACCAGCAGCTATTGTTGCTGTATAATTTTCCCATTCTGTATTTAATTGTGGTCTTATAGCTAATACAGCTTCTTTATTTATTTTTTCTCTTTGTTCATAAGTTAAATTAGGTAAATAATTTTTATCTTTTAAAGAATAAAAAGTTTTTCTAGGTTGTGTTTGAACGTCTTTTATACCATCTATATAATCAATTTCACCGGGTATAGAATCTAATAAAATTTTTAATTTTGGTGCTGATAGTTGTGAAGTAAAAGTATCTTTAGTTAATTTTTCTAAATCATCTTTTAAAGTTCCTTTAGCTATACCACTTGTATCTGTACTGGCTGTTATAAGTAAAAGGTCTTTTTGTTTTTCATAACCAGAAAATAAATTTGTTAAAATATTTTCTGATATTTGTTTATCAGTTCTAAATATTGTTTTTTGTGTTTCTGCTAACGCATAATTTTCAAATTTAATTGCAACATTATTATTGGTTGCTAAAGATTTATATTTAGGAAGTAAAATATTATTTTGATCTTTTAAATATTTGTTAGCAGCATCTTTATTAACAGACATTATTGGATCA